TAGCAGAACTTGCTGCATCTAATGCCCTTGTTCGACCAGGTGCTATGAACACAATTGGAAAAGATTATATTGAACGTAAGCATGGTCGTCAAAATATTGATTATAAACACCAAGTATTAAAACCTTTTACAGAAGAAACATACGGATGTATTTTATATCAGGAACAGGTTATGCAGGCTTGCGTAGAACTTGGCGGTATGTCAATGACAGATGCAGACAAAGTTCGCAAGATTATCGGAAAGAAGAAAGATGCAAAAGAGTTTGATAAATTTAAAGACACTTTCATTAGTGGTGCTAGTAAGTATATTAGTCCTAACAACGCTTTGGACTTATGGCACGATTTCGAAGCACACGCAGGATATTCCTTCAATAAATCCCACGCCGTCGCTTACTCCACACTCTCATACTGGACAGCATGGTTAAAATATCATTACCCATTAGAATTTATGTATTCATTATTAAAGAATGAAAAGGATAAAGATGCACGTACTGAATATCTTATTGAGGCAAAAAGAATGGGGATCAGCATTAAGTTGCCTCATATTAATGACTCAGATATCGATTTTAAAATTGAGGGTAAGGGTATTAGATTTGGCCTTTCGGCTATTAAGTTTATTTCCGATAAAATTGCAGATCGTTATATTGCTGCAAGGCCTTTCAATTCGTATGCTGAACTTGAGGAATTTACATTTACAAAAGGAAATGGAGTTAATAGCCGTGCTCTTCAAGCACTACGAGTCATCGGCGCAGCAACTTTCCAAGATAACCCAAGAAATGAAGAAGAAATAAAGCAAAATCTTTATGAGTATTTAAATTTGCCAGAGTTTAATATTTCTGTGCCATCTCATTATCATGCTTGGATTACACCAACAGAAGATTATGAGGAAAAGGGATCGTTTATTTTAATGGGAATGGTTAAGGGTATTAAACGAGCCAAAGGTTGGTCTAGAATAGAATTGTTGGATAAAACAGGAAGCGTAGGTATATTTGATGATGAAAACACCACTATTGAAGCAGGCACTTCGTATATCATTCTTGCTAATGATAATAGGGTTCTTTCTGCTGTCCCTGTCGATTCAATAAAAGGATCCGATAGCGCATTAATTAAATTTTTAAATTATAAGATGTTACCTTATAAAGATGATGATATGTTTGTGGTATCCTTTAAACCTAGAATAACTAAGGCTGGTAAAAAAATGGCATCACTTACACTTGCAGATGCATCTAGAGAATTACATTCAGTAACTGTATTTCCAACAGCATTTGCAAAAGCATATATGAAAATTGAAGAAGGACATACTTATAAATTTAGTTTTGGTAAAACAAAAGATGGAACAGTTATATTGGAGGATATAAATGCTTGACGACTTAGCAGAACAGTTACATGCAACAGCAATAGAAAAAGGATTTTGGCCAGAAGAGGTCGATGATATTTTTATAGCAAAACAGTGTATGATGATTGTCTCTGAAGTTACAGAACTTATGGAAGCAATCCGCAAAGATAAAGGTGAAGAAGAAATTGCAATGGAAACTGCAGATATTTTCATTCGTACACTAGATTTATATGCAGGACTTGTTGAGGCAGGGTATACAACTTTGTCACTTGATTATGCTTTACAAGAAAAGGCAAATATTAATAAAGATCGTCCTCAGAAGCATGGAGTTAGATTTTAATGACAACTACAGTAGAAGAAGTATTAGCACAACTAAATCCAAAATTACGTAAGCAGGTAATGTCTGGAGACTCTGTTCCAAAAACAGAATACGCTCAGACTCCTAGTATTGGTCTTAATCGTGCACTTAATGGAGGACTTCCATATGGTCGTCAAGTATTAATTTGGGGATCAAAATCATCTGCCAAATCATCGCTATGTCTACAAACAATTGGCCTTGCTCAAAAAGAGGGTAAGGTCTGTGCGTGGATCGACGCTGAGATGTCATATGATAAAGCATGGGCAGAACATCTTGGTGTAGATACATCTAAATTGATTGTTTCAACTGCTCGTACTATTAATGAGATGGTTGACGTAGGTGTTCAGTTAATGGAGGCGGGGGTTGACCTTATTGTTGTAGATTCAATCACATCACTTCTTCCAGCAATTTATTTTGAAAAAGATTCAGATGAACTCAAGCAACTTGAAAATACAAAACAGATTGGTGCAGAATCTAGAGACTTTAGCAACGCTTGGAAAATGCTTAATTATGCTAATAATAAAGTTAAACCTACTTTGCTTATTCTTATTAGCCAGTCTCGTAACAATATTAGTGCAATGTATACTAGCCAGCAGCCTACTGGTGGTCAGGCTACTAAGTTTTATTCCTCTACGGTTGTTAAACTATTTTCGTCAGAATCAGATAACCAAGCATTAAAAGGAAAGATACATGTTGGAGATAAACTTATTGAAGAAAAAGTTGGTCGAAAAGTTCGTTGGGAATTACAATTTTCTAAGACATCGCCTGCTTTTCAATCTGGTGAATATGATTTTTATTTTAGAGGCGATAGCCTTGGTATTGACGGTGTTGGCGATCTTGTGGATACCGCTGAATTATTAGGCATTGTCGAACGTACTGGAGCATGGTATTTATTACCAGACGGATCAAAGGTGCAAGGTAGAGAAGCATTTATTAATCGTGTTAGAGAAGACTTAGACTTACAGGATTCAATTAAGGCTAGGCTAAATGGCTAGATACACAATCTATGAGGGTGAATTCCTTTGTCAAGAGTGTAAGGTAAAGGTAAAAACCTTAAGGTTATATCCAGAATTAAAAGAAGCAACATGGATGTGTCCAGATAAACATTTAAGTAAGATTAGTTTTAAGACAAAGAAGAAAAGAGATTATGAGCGAGAGAGCAGAGAGTAAGAGACTTGGAGCAAAACAACATAAAAATTCTGGACGTAATACGCAAAAGGGTGATGCAACTTGGAAAAACTTTGTGGTTGATTTTAAAGAAGCCTCCAAGTCTTTTACCCTAAATAAAGATGTTTGGGCCAAAGCGGTAACTGACTCAATTAAGGCAGGAACTGATAAATCACCAGCAATCATTGTTATTCTAGGTGAGGGAAATAGTAAGGTACGTCTTGCTATAATGGAATTAGAAGTTTTAGAACAAATATTGGAGAATAATGGAACAGAATAAAACAACAATAGAGATGGTAAACGGTTTATCAGAAATAGCAGATTTTATGGGAGATGAAGAATTGACTTTAGCCCTAACAATGATTGCTAAACTAATTATTAAACCAGACATTCCTTTACAAACAGCACATATAGAAATAGTAAGATTGCAGGCAATCGCAGCAAAAATGGCATTTAAGGCTACCTGGATGGCTAACGTGGATAAGTCAGATCGAGGAAAGAAGAATATTTACTATACAGCAGCAGAATCAATTAATAATTTAGTATCTGCTTTAAAGTATATAACACGTTAAGTGATATACTTATACATAAGGAAAAGAGAGTATGGCTAAAAATTTATTAAAGCAGGTAATGATAAAACCTGAGAAAAAAAGATCAGAAGATAGTGCTGTTGATAATTTTACAGACGGTTTAGCGGAGGCTATTAATAGTGGATATACCATTAAATTAAAACCAAAGTTTTCCAAGAAAACAACCTTTGCACCATCTACACTAACTTGGAATCATGGAGAGTGTGCAAGATTTTGGTATCTTGCTTTTGAAGGTGCGGTATTTCATGATAACTCTGATGCGTATGGTGTTGCCAATAGAGCAGCAGGAACTTTGGGACACGATAGAATTCAGGATGCAATATTGGATGCTGGAATTCTTGTAGATAATATGGAGTTTGATCCAGAACCAAGTAAATATAAGGTACAAAAACATCCAGCATTAGAGTTTAGAATTAAGTATCAAGATCCACCAATTTCTGGCTATGGTGATGCCATGATTAATTATAAGGGTAATGAAATTGTTGGAGAAATTAAGACAATGCCAAACGAAGGTTTTGAGTATAGAAAAAATACAAAAAAGCCTAAAAATGGACATTTGATGCAATTACTTATGTACATGAAAATTTTAAAACAGGAAAAGGGTGCACTGATTTATGAGAATAAAAATAATCATGAGTTGTTGATTCTTCCTGTAACAGTAAACGATCATTACCGTCGGTGGGTAGACCAGGCATTTGATTGGATGAGAGAAGTGAGAAAGTCTTGGGAGAAACAAGAACTTCCACAAAAGACATACAGATCTAATTCAAAGATTTGTAAAAATTGTCCTATCCAATTAGCATGTGCTGAAGCAGAAACAGGGGTAGTAAAAATTAAACCTCTGGAGTTGCTACAAGATGAAACATTGTAATTGGTGTGATAATCAATTTGAAACAAAAATAGCATATCAAATATATTGTTCTGAAGAATGTAGGGATGCTGCAACAAAAGAAAAAATTGCTGCTAGATATATTCAAACACGTAGACAAAAGCGTAAAGGTAAAGATAGAAAATGCAAATACTGTAATAGCAAACTATCAATCTATAACGATGACACATTATGTGGAAAATGTAATATTAATCCAAATGATGTTATAAAAGCATTAAAAGATATTAAAGGAAAGGCTAAGTAATGTTGACTAGACCATCGAAGTTTATTGCAATAGATGCAAGTACTACTAGTCTTGCTTTTGCATTATTTTGTGATAATGACCTTATGGCTATTGGTAAAATTAAATTTGAAGGTAACGACATATATCAAAAATGCATTGATGCTTCACAAAAAGTGCAAGCATTTTTTAAACATCCAGATTTTTTAAATGCAGATTCTATAGTTATTGAACATACAGTATTCATGAATAGTCCAAAAACTGCCGCCGATCTTGCATTAGTTCAGGGAGCCATTATAGGTGCAGCAGGTGCAGCAGGAGTGGTTAATGTTGGAAAGGTATCTCCAATTACTTGGCAAAATTTTATTGGAAATAAGAAGTTAACTAAAGACGAATTATTTCTTATTAGAAAACAAAATCCTGGAAAGTCAGAGGCATGGTATAAGGGATATGCACGAGGTATGCGTAAAGAAAGAACTATTAAGTTTATTAATATAAATTATGATCGTAATATAGAGGATAACGATGTGGCAGATGCTTGTGGTATCGGACACTGGGCGTTGCATAATTGGAATAAGGCAATATGAACTCAGAGGATATAAAGACAAGCGAAATGATTGAACATCTAATTTTACAGGGTGCTCTTGAGATGAGCGGTATTGACGATATAAGTGGAGAAATGCTATACTCTATTACAGAAAAAATGAAAGAGGTAAATCCAAATATCTATAATGAGTTAGTAGATCAATTTGAAGCGCACATGTTTGAATTAATAAAACAAGGACCAATAGTTGCCAATTGGAGAGTAAGACTATGAGAAAATTATATACTAATGAGGTATGGCTAAAAAAGAGATACATAATAGATAAAAAAAGTGCTCAAGATATTGCAAAAGAGTGCAACACTAGTGCAGAAACAATTTATGTTTATTTGGCTAAGTTTGGATTAAGAAAGAGTAAGCGATAATGAAGCCAGGAGATACAATAATGGTAGATGGAATGCCACATGTATATGCAAGCAATATTGTAAATATAGAAGATTTTAAAGATTTGAAAAGTGATTTTACTGAGCAATGGAATAAAAATGGAGCATATCTTGCACAAAATTTATATGGGGAACTATTAAGTTGGAACGAGATTTTGGATATTTTAAATAAAGCAATTCGGACTGAACAACCAGAATTAAATTTAGAGAATCATATTAATAATAATTTTGAGATTCCGTACAAAGATTTAGTTGCTATGAAAAAAGTGAGTGATTGGAAAAATGAAAATGGTAAGGTTAAAATAGAGTCAGATGCAACCTTTTTCTTTTCAATATTTTTTAATAGTAGTACATTTTCATTAATGATCCCAGAATTGGTGCGTAACAAGATAAATACAATTAGTGAAAAGTTAAATATTTTCCCAAACATTGTATCTTTAAAAATAGCCTTGTCTGATAAATTTGTTCCATATGAGCATCATAGTAAAAATACTATTATTATTCAATTACAGGGAACTAATACTTGGAACTTAAGAGATATAGAAACTAAAAAAACATTGTCATATTCTTTAGAGCCAGGAGATTGTTTATTATTTAAATCAAATATGGAACATTCATTAACAAATGATAATCCAAGATCATCTATGGTTGGAACTTTTAGAATAGGAAAAGAACTATGAATAAAAAATTAGATATAACTGTTAATCAGGTAAGCCATCCATTACATTATACGTCAGATCCCTCTGGTGTTGAATGTATTGAGATTACTCGTCATAGAAATTTTAATATTGGTAATGCTTTTAAATATCTTTGGAGGGCAGGATTAAAAGATGACAAAAAACATGTAGAGGATTTGCAAAAGGCTATTTTTTATATCCAAGATGAAATAAATAGGTTAGAAGGAAAATATGACAACTGAAGAAGAACTTGTTAAGCATTTAGATCAAGTTAATACTGTTGTATCAGAATATTTAAAAGGCAATGACCCTACACAAATTTCAAAAGATCTTGCTATTCCAAGACAAAGAGTTGTTGCATATATTGATGAGTGGAAAACTATGGCTTCTGATAATGCAGCAATTCGTGCTCGTGCAAAAGAAGCATTAGCGGGTGCAGATACACACTATAGTAAACTAATTACTAGAGCATACGAAGTTATTGATGAATCATCTATGACTAATAATCTTAGTGCAAAAACTGCTGGTATCAAACTTGTTATGGATATTGAAGCAAAAAGAATTGATATGCTTCAAAAAGCGGGATTATTAGAAAATAAAGAACTTGCAGAAGAGATGATTGAAATTGAAAAACGTCAAGAGGTTTTAGTTCAAATCCTTAAGGATATTGCTTCTGAATATCCAGAAATTAGGGACGAGATTATGCGTAGACTTTCATCTATTTCAAAAGACAATGAAGTTATAACTGTGGTGCATGATGTTTGATGAATTTTTAGAAGCCTTAAAAGATGATCATTTTATCGAAAAACCAGTAGATGTAAAAACATTTGTTGAAGGAGAAAATTTTCTAAATCAGCCAAAACTATCAGAAATACAATATGATATTGTTGAAGCAATGAGTCAAATATATAAAAAAGAAGATCTTCAAAATATAATGGGTTCTGAGGCGGGAGCAAGACATTATGAAAAATATACTAAAAATGAAATCATTCTTCAACTTGGTAAAGGTAGTGGCAAAGACCATACTTCTACTGTGGGTTGTGCTTATACCGTTTATAAGTTATTATGTCTTAAAGACCCTGCGAGATACTTCGGGAAACCACCAGGAGATGCTATAGATATTATCAACGTTGCTATTAATGCTCAACAGGCTAAGAATGTTTTCTTTAAAGGATTTAAAACAAAAATTGAAAAGTCTCCTTGGTTTGCTGGAAAATTTAATGCTAAAGCAGATTCTATTGAATTTGAAAAATCTGTAACAGTTTATTCTGGACATTCAGAACGTGAATCACATGAGGGTCTTAACTTAATTATGGCAGTGCTTGATGAGATTTCTGGTTTTGCTACTGAAATTGGAACTGGAAACGATCAGGGCAAGACTGCTGATAACATTTATAAAGCCTTCCGTGCTTCTGTAGATTCTCGTTTTCCAGATTTAGGTAAAGTTGCTCTACTATCATTTCCTCGTTTTGCTGGAGACTTTATTTCTGATAGATATGATGCAGTTATTGCTGACAAAGAGGTAGTTACAAAAACTCATAGATTTATTATTAATCCGTTACTACCAGAAGATGATCCAGATAATTATTTTGACATTACTTGGGATGAGGACTACATTAAATCATATAAGTATCCTGGAGTGTTTGCAATTAAAAGACCCACATGGGAAGTTAATCCAACAAGAAAGATTGATGATTTTAAAATTGCTTTTATGACAGATCTTGGTGATGCTATGCAACGTTTTGCATGTGTTCCAACATTTGCATCAGACGCATTTTTTAAGCAGGCAGATAAAGT